ACCACGGCTTTCATTGGAAATCCGCAGGACGATATTATGGAAGCTCTGCTTTCAAGTAGGAGAGGACGGTAGAAGATTGTGAATACAACTGAACGATTAGAAAAAGTAAATATTGATAATCTGGTGCCATATGCAAGGAATGCTCGTACACATAGCAAAGAACAGATTCTCCAGCTTCGTGCGAGCCTACGGGAGTTTGGTTTCGTCAATCCAGTCATAGTGGATAAAGACTTAAATATAATCGCAGGGCATGGCCGTGTTCTTGCAGCTAAAGAAGAAGGTATCACCGAAGTTCCATGTGTATTTGCGGAACATCTGACCGAAGCACAGAAGCGAGCATACATAATCGCTGACAACCGGCTTGCATTAAACGCAGGCTGGGATACTGAAATGCTATCGGTAGAGCTTTCAGAATTGCAGGGTGTTGATTTTGATTTGTCGCTCCTGGGATTTGACGATGCAGAGTTAAATAAGCTGTTGGGCGGTATCGAGGATGTCAAAGACGATGACTTTGATGTGGACGAAGAACTCTCAAAACCTGCTATTACGAAGCTGGGTGATCTATGGCTGCTTGGACAGCACCGTCTTGTGTGTGGTGACAGCACGAAGGCTGAGACCTTCAATCTGCTCATGGATGGTAAGTTGGCAAACCTTACGGTGACCGATCCTCCGTACAATGTCAACTACGAAGGCACAGCCGGAAAGATCAAGAACGATAATATGGCCGATGAGAAGTTTTATCAGTTCCTTTTAGACGCGTTTACCCTCACTGAAAAAGCGATGGCAAAGGACGCGTCAATTTATGTGTTCCATGCTGACACCGAAGGGCTTAACTTCCGTAGGGCTTTTGATGCCGCCGGATTTTACCTTTCCGGCACATGTATTTGGAAGAAGCAATCATTGGTACTTGGGCGATCACCATATCAATGGCAGCATGAACCGATCCTGTTTGGCTGGAAGAAAAACGGCAAGCATGCCTGGTATTCCGACCGCAAGCAGTCAACCATCTGGGAGTTTGACAAGCCCAAAAAGAATGCTGACCATCCCACGATGAAGCCGGTACCGTTGGTGGCCTACCCTATCCTAAATTCCAGCATGACAGGGTGTATTGTACTAGATCCATTCGGTGGTTCGGGAAGTACCCTTATCGCTTGCGAGCAGACCAAGCGGATTTGCTATACAGTAGAATTGGATGAAAAGTTCTGTGATGTAATCGTAAAACGATATATCGAGCAGGTTGGCAGCAAGGATAATGTGTTTCTCATTCGGGACGGTGTAAAGATGGCTTTCAGCGAGGTTGAATCAGCTTGATGCACATTAATTCCTACTCAATATTGCTTGCTATTCCACAGCTTTAGAGTGATATATGTAGTCACCAAAAAGCTAAGGAGGCTAACGAAAATGGAAGTTAAATTCAATGTAACCGGCGGGGAACGCAAAGCTCTCGTCAAGGCAATAGGAGAAGCTCTCGGCTTTGAACCTGTTTATAAAGGTGCACCGAGCTTTGCCTATGTTGTAGACAATATCACTATCAGCAAGGATGGTGCTCTTTCATGGGATGATTGCACGGACGAGATTACCATCCAGAACTTACTGAAAAAACTTCTGGAGCTCGGCTTTACCTACGAAAGTGACGAAGTAGGCGCCGATGAACTGTGTGACACGCTTACGATAGAAATGCCACTGGATGGGTTTACTGATGCAGCGCTTGAGAATCTGGAGCGGCTCATCGCAAGCAAGGCTTCACTCATTAAGAAGGCAATCGGAGCCGAGGCGCTGCCTATAGAACGGACAGAAACAACGATCAGGTTTCCATGGTTCCGCTTTGGGATAGAGCCTGAGGAGGTTTCTGCTTATTCTCGCTTCATTGGTGCCCTCTGTGCAGCTGCAAAGGAACAGCATCGCGTGACTGCGAAGGATAAGCCTGTAGAGAATGAGAAGTTTGCATTTCGAGTGTTCCTTATAAGATTGGGTTTTGTCGGAGACGAGTATAAAACAGCACGTAAAATCCTGCTCAGAAACCTGTCAGGCAATAGTGCCTTCAAGAATGGTGCCCCAGCTAAAGTAACGGAGGTAACAGATCATGAATAAGTTTCCCTCAAAGGAGACAGTGGAAAGGCTCCGAAAACAATATCCAGCGGGAACCCGTGTTGAGTTGGTGAGGATGAACGACCAGTACTCAAAATTGAGACCTGGCGACAAAGGGACTGTGGACTTCGTGGATGATACGGGTACGATATTCTGCACTTGGGATAGAGGTTCAAGCCTTGGTGTTGTGTATGGTGAGGATTTAGTGAAAAAGCTGTAAAGTATTAGGCTCAGTGTGGCCTGCCCTACCCATATATTTGTGTGTTTTTTCTCTTAAATATCGCTTGCTATATAAGCCTTTTAGAGTGATATATGTACATGCCGAAAGGCACGAAGCATACAAGTACAGGAGGAAAAACACAGTGTTAACAAGCAGATTTGGAATTGAAATTGAATTTACAGGTATTACAAGAAACGAAGCAGCAGGAGTTACTGCTGAATACCTTGGAGGGACGATCACCAGCACGGGCGACTACTACGACACCAAGAAGGTCATAGCGCCGGACGGACGAATTTGGAAGCTTATGAGCGATGGAAGTATCTCCTGCCAAAAGCGAAGCGGCCGTCAAAAGGTAGCGGCCACTCGCGAATATAGTGTGGAGCTGGTTAGCCCCATCCTTACCTATCGGGAGGACATAGAATGCCTGCAGGAATTAGTCAGGCAGTTGCGCAAGGCAGGGGCTTTTGCAAATGCCTCCTGCGGCATACACATTCACCTTGATGGTTCCAACCATACACCAAGGAGCATTCGAAACTTTATTAACATCATCGCCAGCAAGAATGATCTTTTTTACAAGGCACTTCAGATAGCGCCGGAGAGGATGAATTATTGCAAGAAGATGGACAGCATACTGGTTGATAAAATGAACCGTCGCAAGCCTAAAACCATGCGAGCAATTGAGGAGATTTGGTACGAAGGCTACAGTGAGAGCCGCGACAAGCATTATCACAACAGCCGCTACCACTTCCTGAACCTACACAGCTTTTTCACCGGCAATCACACAGTAGAGCTTAGGGGATTTAACAGTGAGCTTCATGCTGGAAAGATAAGAAGCTATGTGGTTTTAGCCTTGGCCCTTAACCATCAGGCGCTTACGCAAAAATGTGCATCGGCGAAAAAGCCGCAGACAGAGAATGAAAAGTTCGCAATGCGGACTTACTTGAACCGCATTGGATTTATCGGTGAGGAGTTTGCAAACTGCCGCGAACACCTGACAGCTCACTTGAATGGGTCGGCTGCATGGCGATTTCGGGCGGCCTGAACCGTCCGAGAAACCTAAGCTCAAGAAGGAGGATACAAAGAATAATGGATAAAAAACTGTACATTGCCTACGGCTCAAACCTTAACATAAAGCAGATGGCAAACCGGTGCCCCACAGCAAAGGTAGTGGGTACCAGCATGCTGAAAGATTGGAGGCTCCTATTTCGGGGCACACATGCGGGTGCGGTGGCGACAGTAGAACCCTTTAAGGGCGGCAGCGTCCCTGTACTGGTTTGGGAACTGACTCCTGCAGACGAGGCTGCGCTCGATCGCTACGAAGGCTGGCCCTTTCTTTACCGAAAGGAAACGGCAAAGGTAAAACTGGGAGGCAAGAACGTCAAAGCTATGATGTATGTGATGAATGAGGGTAGACCGCTTGGCCAGCCAAGTTGCTATTACTATACCACTATTTTGGAAGGCTATAAGGACGCGGGTTTTGACTTGGATATCCTGCGCCAGGCTACCATTGACTCTGTGGAGAAAGAGGTACCCACTGATGACTGAAAAAATAAAGGAGCAAATCCTCACTATACGAGATAGTGGTGTCACAAATATGTTTGATGTGAATCGTGTACAATATGAGGCTAATGAGCGTGGCTACTACGAACTGGTAGCTTACCTCATTGATCACAAAGCTGAATACTGTCGTTTCATTTTAGCTGGTGAAACGCAAGAAGCAGAATAAAAGAAGAAATAGGCAAAAGTAAAGGGCTTCTAAGGAGGCTCTTTCCTTTTGCCTTTTTTATAAAGGAGGCGGCGTCTATGCGTAAATTAAAGAAATACAAGCCAACCGCCTTCATGGCCGAAGGCTCTTATTATGATAAAGATGCCGCAGACTATGCGGTTTCTTTTATACAAGCTCTTTCCCATACGAAAGGCTCCTGGGCAGGTAAGCCTTTTGAGCTAATTGACTGGCAGGAGCAGATAGTCCGTGACATATTCGGCATTCTTAAACCTAATGGTTACCGTCAGTTCAATACGGCGTATGTTGAGATTCCAAAAAAGCAGGGCAAATCAGAGCTTGCTGCAGCTATTGCTCTTTTATTGACCTGCGGTGATGGCGAGGAACGTGCCGAAGTATATGGCTGCGCTGCTGATCGCCAACAGGCTTCTATTGTTTTTGAAGTAGCAGCCGACATGGTACGGATGTGCCCTGCACTGTCCCGGCGTGTAAAGATACTAGCTTCAACAAAGCGACTGATATATCTTCCAACCAACAGCTTCTATCAGGTGTTGTCAGCTGAGGCTTATTCCAAGCACGGCTTCAACATCCACGGTGTGGTGTTTGACGAACTGCATACCCAGCCTAACAGGAAATTGTTTGACGTTATGACAAAGGGTTCTGGTGATGCAAGAATGCAGCCGTTATATTTCCTCATCACCACAGCAGGATCAGATACACAGAGCATTTGCTACGAAACACACCAAAAGGCACTGGACATTTTAGAAGGCAGAAAACATGATCCTACTTTCTATCCCGTGATCTATGGTGCCAAGGAAGATGATGATTGGACTGATCCGAAGATTTGGAGGAAAGCGAATCCTTCCCTTGGAATAACGGTTGGAATTGATAAGGTTCGGGCTGCTTGTGAGAGTGCAAAGCAAAATCCAGCTGAAGAAAATAGCTTCAGACAGCTTCGACTTAATCAGTGGGTTAAACAAGCCGTACGTTGGATGCCAATGGCAAAGTGGGATGCCTGCGCATTCCCGGTTGATGCCGACAGCCTAGAAGGGCGAGTATGTTATGGCGGGCTTGATCTTTCCTCTACAACGGACATTACAGCATTCGTGTTGGTATTCCCGCCACAGAACGAGGAGGACAAGTATGAGATACTCCCGTTTTTCTGGATGCCGGAGGACAACATTGATCTCCGGGTACGTCGTGACCATGTCCAATACGACCTCTGGGTAAAACAGGGACACCTTATGACGACAGAAGGAAATGTTGTGCATTATGGCTTTATTGAAAGCTTCATTGAACAACTAGGAATGAAGTATAACATCAGGGAAGTTGCCTTTGACCGATGGGGAGCTGTTCAAATGACACAGAACCTTGAAGGCCTCGGGTTTACAGTCGTTCCCTTTGGACAGGGCTTTAAAGATATGTCTCCACCTACCAAGGAACTTATGAAGTTGACACTTGAACAGAAAATTGCCCACGGCGGTCATCCTGTGCTCCGCTGGATGATGGATAACATCTACATCAAGACCGATCCGGCAGGAAACATAAAGCCAGATAAGGAGAAGAGTACAGAAAGAATAGATGGCGCGGTAGCAACTATTATGGCACTCGACCGCGCCATTCGTTGTGGACATGGAAGCAGTGGCGAGTCTGTGTATAACGAGAGGGGGTTAATAATTCTGTGATTACTTTGCATTCTTTGGCACATAGCCTTTGCGAAGAGCGCTATCTCGGCGGTATGTTACGTTGCTTACAGAACACCCAAGTTCTTGAGCAGTCTCCCTTAGGGACATCTTCCTTCCGTAAATGCAGTCTACGACACGCTGCTCGGCCTCCGACAATTCAGCATTTTCAATTGGGAGATAGCCGTTTTTAACAAGCCAAGTATAGTATTTTTTGACCTGCGCCATGCTTACGCCAAGTTCTTTTGCTGTACCGGAATGCGTACCCCCTGCAAGATAAGATTTTAGGGCTTTTGCGTAGTTTTCATTTTCTGGCAGTGGTTTTAAGGGAGCAGTATCTTCCGATTGTGAAGATTCTTCGGCACTCAATCTTTGTATAATGCGTGTCTCGGCTTCTGAGAGTTCTTCCTTGATAATTTTGATGATTTGAGAAGTATCCATAGTTTCAATTCCTTTCATTTATTATCGGACATACTTGTGTATGTATTATACTCACACTATAACACGGAGTAAGTATAGTGTCAATATCAAAAATAAAAAAGTGAGGAAAAATGCATGAGTTTTATAAAAGGACTATTTCGATCACGTGATAAGCCTAAAAATCGTATTGGCAGTGCATTTTCGTTTCTGTTTGGCAGCACTACCAGTGGAAAGACAGTTAACGAACGGACGGCAATGCAATCAGCTGCAGTGTATGCCTGCGTGAGGATACTATCCGAGGCTATAGCAGGACTTCCGCTACACGTTTATCAATACCGAATGGACGGAAGCAAAGAACGTATACCACAACATCCGTTATACTATCTGCTTCATAATGAGCCTAACCCCGAGATGACTTCATTTGTGTTCCGAGAGACACTAATGAGTCATCTTTTACTTTGGGGCAATGCCTATGCGCAGATTTTAAGGAATGGTCGCGGACAGCCTATTGCACTGTACCCACTGCTTCCTAACAAGATGGAAGTTAGCAGAGCTACAAACGGAGAACTGATATACACCTACCGCAGGGATTCCGAAGAAAGTCGGATCAATCCCAACAGCGGAACAGTGATACTCCGTAGAGATGAGATACTCCACATACCCGGTCTCGGCTTTGACGGACTTATAGGATACAGTCCTATTGCTATGGCTAAAAATGCCATCGGCATGTCGCTTGCGACTGAAGAATACGGTGCTTCATTCTTCGCAAACGGAGCAAATCCAGGTGGCGTACTGGAGCACCCTGGTGTAATCAAGGACATCCAGAGAGTCAAGGATAGTTGGAACAGCGCTTATCAAGGTAGCGGAAACGCCCATAGAATCGCTGTGCTGGAGGAAGGAATGAAGTTTCAGGCAATCGGTATTCCTCCGGAGCAGGCTCAATTCTTGGAAACACGAAAATTCCAGATCAATGAAATCGCTAGGATTTTCCGTATACCTCCGCACATGGTGGGTGACCTTGAAAAGTCCAGCTTCTCCAACATTGAGCAGCAATCGCTGGAGTTCGTAAAATACACACTTAACCCATGGGTGGTGCGATGGGAGCAGAGTCTTCAGCAATCGCTTCTATTGCCATCTGAGAAGAACTTAATCTTTATTAAGTTCAATGTAGATGGTCTGCTACGTGGCGACTACCAGAGCCGGATGAATGGTTATGCAGTTGGACGGCAGAATGGTTGGCTGTCAGCGAATGATATCCGGGAGCTTGAAGATATGAATCGTATCCCTGCTGAAGAAGGCGGAAATCTGTATCTGGTAAACGGAAACATGCTCCCTCTTTCTCAGGCAGGTAATTTTTATCAAAAGGAGGTTAACAGCCAATGAGGAAATTTTGGAATTGGGTGCGAGATGAAACTACCGGAGAACGCACTTTATACCTCAACGGAGAAATTTCAGACGAGACCTGGTATGGCGACGAAGTGACGCCAAAGATGTTCAGAGACGAACTGATGGCAGGTACAGGTGACGTCACTGTTTGGATTAACTCGCCCGGCGGGGATGTATTTGCGGCTGCGCAGATATATAACATGCTGATGGATTATACCGGCAAGGTCACAGTTAAAATTGATGGCCTTGCTGCAAGTGCCGCTTCTGTCATTGCAATGGCTGGCGGCGATGTATATATGTCGCCGGTATCCATGATGATGATCCATAACCCTTCGACAATTGCCATCGGTGATAGCGAGGAAATGCTCCGTGCCAAGGCCTTGCTGGATGAGGTCAAGGAAAGCATCATCAACGCTTACGAAATGAAGTCAGGCCTTTCGAGAGCAAAGATCTCTCATCTCATGGACGCTGAGACATGGATGAATGCGAATAAAGCTATTGAACTCGGATTTGCAGATAAAGTTTTGTTCATGGAGAACGATGAGCGCATTCCTCTGGATACAGGACAAGGCCTTATATTCTCTCGTGCAGCGGTGTACAACTCTCTGCTCGGGAAGATGCCAAAGAAACCAAAACCAAAAACCGGAACTCCAATAGAGCAGCTGGAAAAGCGGCTCTTTTTAATTTCTTACTAATTTGAAGGAGGAACATCAAAATGAATAAGATTCTTGAACTGCGTGAAAAGCGTGCTAAGGCGTGGGATGCTGCAAAAGCGTTCCTTGACGCCAAGCGTGGCGGTGATGGGCTTCTGTCAGCCGAGGATACCGCTACCTATGAAAAAATGGAAAACGAAGTTGTGGCTCTGGGCAAGGAAATCGAACGTCTTGAGCGCCAAGCAGTAATTGATTTAGAGCTTTCCAAAGCTACCAGCAATCCTATTACAAATGCTCCTTCCAAGGTGGCTGAGGAAAAGACTGGTCGTGCATCCGCAGAGTACAAAAAAGCTTTCTGGAGTGCTATGCGTACTCGTGCAGGAGAAGGACTTGATCCAACCGTAAGAAATGCCCTACAAATCGGTACTGATTCAGAGGGAGGTTATCTGGTTCCCGATGAGTTTGAGCGTACTCTTGTAGAAGCACTTGAGGATGAGAATATCTTCCGTACCCTGGCTAACGTTATCACCACTTCTTCTGGTGATAGAAAAATACCAGTTGTTGCTACTAAAGGTACTGCCGCATGGATCGACGAGGAAGGAACCATTCCTGAGAGCGATGACAGCTTTGGTCAGGTATCTATTGGGGCATATAAGCTGGGCACCTTGATAAAGGTTTCCGAGGAACTGCTGAATGACTCTGTGTTTGACCTTGAAGCCTACATCTCCAGAGAGTTCGCACGCCGTATCGGTAACAAGGAAGAAGAAGCATTTTTCACTGGCGATGGCTCTGGCAAGCCAACTGGTATTCTTGCTACTACAGGAGGAGCACAAGTCGGCGTTACTACTGCAAGTGCTACGGCAATCACTATGGACGAGGTGCTCGATCTGTTCTACAGTCTGAAAGCACCTTACCGCAACAGAGCAGTGTTTGTCATGAACGATGCGACTGTCAAGGCTATCCGCAAACTAAAGGATGGTCAAGGTCAGTACCTCTGGCAGCCGTCTGTTCAGGCAGGTACACCTGACACCATCCTAAATCGACCGCTTTATACTTCGGCATATGTGCCCACTATTGCTGCGTCAGCAAAGACTATTGTCTTTGGTGACTTCAGCTATTACTGGGTAGCAGATCGTCAAGGGCGTGTATTTAAGCGACTCAACGAGCTTTATGCCGTCACCGGACAGGTCGGTTTTGTCGCTACTCAGCGTGTAGACGGAAAGCTGATTCTACCGGAGGCTATAAAAGTTCTCCAGCAGAAAGCTTAACGGAGGTGCAATATGAGCTTTACCACTAAGAATTACATGGAAAAAGGCGGCGATAAGTGGGTTGTTGGTGGCACATTGGAAATTCTGCCGGGGGCCTCAGTGACGGGGCTTCCTGTCGCGGAAAACCAGACCGACAGCGTCGCATCTGATGTCGCAGGACTCACAGCGGATTTTAATGCCCTGCTTTCTAAACTGAAAGCGGCAGGGCTGATGGCAGCTGACGAAGAGTGAGCGAAAGGGGGCGTACAGCATGGCGGTATCAGATAATCTTTTACCCAAGGTCAAAGCCAACCTTATCCTCACTCACGACACGGACGATGACCTTCTACTAAGCTTCATTAGAGCCGCCGTGTCCTACGCCGAGAGCTACCAGCACGTTGCTGCAGGGTGGTATGAAACACACACAATGCCACCAACCACAGAACAGGCGATTATTATGCTGTCGAGTCATTTCTATGAAAGCAGAGATGGCTCGACAGCAGGCTTTTACGCGGATAACGTTCAGGCGGGGCAACAGGTATGGAATACGGTAAGTTTGTTATTAAGACTCGACCGGGAGTGGGGTGTTTAATGTGAGCTTTGGAAAGATGAACACATTCATTGATGTTATCAGCACAGCGTCTGCCAAGGACGCGGAAGGTTTCGCTGCCGAAACTGATACCATTCTCGCATCTGTTCGGGCATATAAGGAGGATCGCCATGGCAGCGAACGATGGAGTAATATGGCGGTGTTCTCTACGGCCTCCTCCCTATTCCGATTCAGAAAGATACCTAACCTGGAGATTACAGCCGGAATGATTATCACCTGCGCTGACGGTCGGTACCGGATACTCAGTGCAGAGGACGTTCGAGGTCGTGGTATGTATATCGAGGTTCTGGCCGAACGGCTGGAGCCGTCAGTGAGGTGAGATATATGGCAAAAGTCAGTATAAAGATGCCTGATGAATTCCTCCTGCGTATATCCAGACTTGGTGATCAGATAGACGTTATCGCACCACGTGTGCTCGAAGTAGGCGGCAAAGTTGTGTTGGAAAAGGTTAAAAGTAATCTTCGTACATCCATTGGCAAGGAAACAAAATACCCATCGAGAGCAACTGGTGAGATGCTATCATCTTTGGGACTTTCGGAAGCCAAGCAGGACAGGGATGGCAACTTCAATGTTAAGGTTGGCTTTGCTGAGCCACGATCAGATGGAGAAAGCAATGCCAAGATTGCCAACATTATCGAATATGGCAAGCATGGTCAGCCCGCTAAACCGTTTCTTAGACCTGCACAGTCGGCATCCAGGAAGCCTTGCACTGAAGCTATGATTGCCAAACTGGAGGAGGAAATCAGCAAACTATGAGCATATTGTCAGAATTAAACTCGTTATTGGATGGTTTGGGTATCCCCATTGAAACCGGGGTATTTAGCGGTGTACCGCCGGATGAGTACCTTGTCATTACTCCGATGACAGATATATTTGAAGTTTTTGCAGACAATCGGCCTCAGGCTGAAACCCAGGAGGTACGGTTGTCTTTATTTATAAAGGGAAACTACACTGCCCGTAAAAACGAAATAGTGAACACATTGCTTCAAGCAGGCTTTACCATTACCGACAGGCGGTATATAGGCCATGAGGACGATACCGGCTATCACCACTATGCCATTGATGTGGCAAAAGAATATGAAGTAAAGGAGGAATGAAAAACATGGCCACAATCGGACTGGACAGGTTATATTATGCCAAAATAACCGAGAATGAAAACGGAGAAGAGATATACGACACGCCTGTTCCGCTGGCTAAGGCTATTACGGCAGAACTTTCTGTGGAGCTGGCAGAGGCGACACTTTATGCCGATGACGGGGCGGCAGAAGTGGTCAAGGAATTTCAAAGCGGTACCCTGACTCTTGGTGTTGCAGATATCGGAGTAGACGCTGCTGAGGTTTTGACGGGAGCCACCCTTGATGACAATAAGGTGCTGATTTCCACCAGCGAGGATGGAGGCGCACCTGTGGCAATCGGATTTAGAGCCAAGAAAGCTAACGGCAAGTACAGGTATTTTTGGCTTTACAGGGTGAAATTCGGCATTCCGGCGACAAATCTGCAAACGAAAGGTGATAGCATTACCTTTTCGACACCAACCATTGAAGGGACAGTCATGAGACGTAACAAACCAGATGGCCAGGGAAAGCACCCTTGGAAGGCAGAGGTCAGCGAAGACGATCCCGGAGTATTGCCTGAAACCATTAATAATTGGTATACGGAAGTTTATGAGCCGGTATTTGCTGTGGGAGGAGGCAGTGAATGATGCAGGATAATGACAGAAGCGCGATTATCAAAATCGGCGATGAAGAATATCAGCTTACTCTAACCACTAAAGCGACAAAGGAGATTGCAAAAAGGTACGGTGGTCTTGAAAACCTCGGCACGAAACTGATGAAAACCGAGAACTTCGAGATGGCTCTTGACGAAGTGGTATGGCTGATTACACTGTTGGCTAACCAGAGCATTTTGATACACAACCTTAAAAATCAGGATAAGCGTGAACTCCTGACTGAAGAGACAGTGGAACTTCTCACATCTCCTTTGGAACTGGCAGCATATAAAGACGCTATCATGGAAGCAATGTTCAAGGGTACCAAAAGAAACGTTGAAAGTGAGGATGACTTAAAAAACACACCGGCCGAGTGAGCGATGAGGAATTGTTCACTCGGCTTCTATATTACGGCACTGTCCAGCTCAACCGTTCAGAGGATGAAGTATGGCTAATGCCTATTGGGTACCTGCTTGATTTATGGGAGTGCCATAAGCAGTTTTTAGGGCTGGCGAAACCAAAGCGTATGCTTACCATTGATGATGTGATACCTTACGGAATTTAAAAATTTTGCAGGAAAGGAGGCGGTTATGTGGCAGACAATTTTGGCCTGAAGATCGGGATTGAAGGCGAAAAGGAATTTAAAAACGCCATTCGTGAGATCAACCAAAGTTTTAAGGTACTGGGTAGCGAAATGAACCTGGTTGCATCTCAGTTCGACAAGCAGGATAAGTCAGTTGAAGCTGTTACTGCAAGAAACAAGGTGCTTAACAAAGAGATCGAATTGCAGAAAGAAAAAATAGCTACTTTGGAGAAAGCCCTTGCCAATGCCGCCTCATCTTTCGGAGAAACCGACAAGCGGACGCAGTCCTGGCAGATACAGCTCAACAACGCCAAAGCCGAGCTGAACAAAATGGAGCGCGAACTCGAACAGTCTGCTGAAAGTGCAGATGAACTTGGGGACGAATTGAAGGAAAGTGGAGACAATGCCGAAAAATCCAGCTCGAAATTTGAGAAGCTGGGCAGCGTTCTTAAAGGTGTTGGCGCGGCTATGGGTGCTGCAGCGGCCGCAGC